TCCCTGTAACTAACGTCAATTATGATGCATCTACACCGACGACGAATTATGCAGATTTCTTTGACAACGCAACTGGCTATAGCGCCAATGGCACGCTGCCTCCGGGGCTGAGCCTCAACCCGTCAACCGGCGCTTTGACCGGCACGCTTACGACGCCCGGCATCTACATGTTTTCGATCACCGGCACGGGCACGGGCGATCCGGCAACATCAGGTCTTATAACGTGGCATGTTAAAATTCCGTCAGGTCGAACGAATGTCATCGAGGGCGTTGATCCTGATTATGTCAATCCGATAACGGCAGATTATTACGTTGACCCTACCGTTGGCGCTTCTGGTGCGGGTACATCGCGAGCAACCGCGTTCAAGACCTTTGCGGAGGCTCTCACGGCAGCGGATGGCGACACCAACCCGACAATCATGCTCATTGGCGACCCTGCCGACAATCGCCGTATCCGCGAGCAAGTCGCCATGGGCAGTAAGTCATGGACGGGTGTTTGCCAGATTTATGGCGACGGAACGGTCGGGGATGGCAAGAAGGGCACCTTCCCGGAACTCACAGTTTTGCAAAGCTTTGGTGATGTCTGGACCCGCTGCGACAGCAGTTTTGAGACCAAACTTGGCGCGGATTATGACAAAGTATTCTATCTTGACGTAAACGACAGCATCCGCGACAGCACCATCCTTCCCGTTTACCTCGGGCTGTGGGAAAATGAAGAGCCGGTGATGATCGCGGCGGACAAGGCATCAATCGAGTACAGGTTTTGCGACCAACGCCTTGATGAATTCCACCAAGCCGACGTTGATTTTGGTCTGAGTGGCGGCAATATCGAGACGATCACCAGCGCTTCGGTTTTCGCGGCCTATACCGAGGCCGAGCTACAAGAGATGGATATCATCTATCAGACAGCAGCTAACCATATTACTTATGATGAGGTAGTATCATACGACGCCGTTGATACAGTCACGGTCTCTGCTACAGTTGGCCCAACAACAGGTCAAAAGGGATTTGGCCTCTATAACGTAAAAACCGATATGGCTGCCGGTACTTACACCTACGAGAAAACGCTTAATGGCGATGGCACCCGGCGTCTGTATCTTCATCCAATGGATGAGGCGAATATTGCGGATATCCAGTATTCGGAGAAAGATTACCTGTGCGATACCAACATCACGTCCAGCCTTGTGTTCGAGGGCATCCACTTTTCAGGCGCTTGCGGCACGACGAATTATGATGGCATCCTCGTGGGGACCGTATCCAATAGTCTGGCGACAGGTAAAGATAATATTACCATTCGAAATTGCGAGTTCTCGAAGACCGGCGCACTTGACACATCCTATGGCGCGATATTCATGCGGTCGGTCGATAATCTTACTATTGACAAATGCAGTTTCACCCATTGCCACCAGTATAAAAATGTCTTCACGTCTGGCTGCGATAATGTCTTGATTGACCGCATGCTTGGCTATGCCATAAATGGCACAGTTATTGGCGCATGGGGCCGTGCCGGTGGGGGTATAACGGCAGATAATAACATTCTAAAGCATTCGCACTTTGACTATTGCGGACGCGATGCACACTCGAACAGATGGTCTGCCTATGAGAGTGTCAGCGATTTCTTGGTTCTGGGCCTTAGTTTCTCGCATAGATGCTGGGGCTACGCCACAAACCAGGAAGCCAGGGGCATGCACTACCTGTGGAACCAGGTTCCTGCATCCCGGGCAATAGCGCCAAACGTCGGGGACAGTGGCATCAGGGATCAGAATAGCAGCACTGCGGCGCTGTCCGGTGATCTCGTAGCTTCAATGGTCGGCAACGTGTCAGTGGCGAATCCGGACTTGTTGTCTTCTGACCGAGGCTCGCTGCTTTGGGGATCGGGTAGTGATCCTGTATTATGGCGTATTTCAAATAACATCGGGTATGGCGGTAAGGATACATCTTCGCCAACCGCGACCGGCGCGCGCACCAGCTATCAGAATGGCAACATCTGGACGAAACTGGTAAGTACGCAAGATAGTGGCACGGGCGATATTACGACGGGCGGCATTGCTGCGGGCGATCTGGAAAGCACTCAGGCGGCGGTATTTGTTGATTGGGAAGCCGATGTTCCCGTTTTGGACCCAGCCGGGCCAGCATATAGCCACACGGTTGACAATCTTACAGAGTTTCTCGCCGAAATGGAGGCTTTGTTCGGTATCGAGATTGGTGATTTCGACGACAACCCCGTGGATTTTGTGCACCATCCCTTTGGCGGCAACGTCTCTCTCGCCATCACCACAGCACCAAGCATCGAAAGCACGAGTCCGGCAGACGATGATGCTGACGTCGCGGTGGACGCAAACATTGTCCTGACGTTCAGCCATGCCGTCGCCGGGGTCGCAGGTAAAAACATCTATATCAAGCGCACCTCGGATGACGTGACGATTGAGACCATTGCGGCCGATAGCGGACAGGTCACCGTCGCATATCATATCGCGACGATTACCCACACTGATTTTGCGGGTGGGGCCGGTCTCTATCTGACGGCCGATGCGGGAGCTTTCACTGACCGGGCCGGTAATGTTTCCGCGATCATTGATGACAAGACGTATCTCAACTGGACAGTCGTTGGCGCAGCGACAGAACCTGATGCGTTTGTCGCCGGGGACTGGACACTTACTAATCCCGCCACTGACGGCGATCTGAATATCAACATCGCGACATTGCCGGATGATGGTGGATCGGCTCTTACGGATATTGAGTATCGACTGGATGGCGGCTCAGCCGTTTCGCTCGCGACAACATCGACGGGCACTTACGGGATATCCGGGCTGACAAATGATGTTGAATATGACGTTGAATTGCGAGCAGTTAATTCGGTCGGCAACGGCGCGTGGGGCGATCTCAAGTCACAGACCCCTACCGTAGCGGCTGGATACACCCCGGCTGATATTACCATTCCGAATACGCTCTGGTTTAACCCAACGGCCCCGGCCGCTGCGCCAGAACTGCTTTACGCATTCGAGTTCGAGCGCACAAGCACGACTCTGGAATATATATTTTCAAGCGACGGCGCACATAACACTTATGTCCGGATCAACAGCGGCACAAATGGAGCATTGGTTGCGAGATTTGAATACACCACTGGAGCAATTGCAACAACTCTAACATCATCCAGTACGTTTGCGGTGGGCGCCCGGTTGTCCGTCGTTATTTCGGCAAATGCTACCGGCACGGTAATTTATATCAACGGAGTTGAGGAGGCGTCAGCCACATATGCAGATGCGTCCCTTGATTTCAAGATGCCGCAGCTTATTAACTCTTTGACGATTGCGGGTGCTGATCAAGGTAATTGTAACCTTATCGGATGGGTATTTATTGCAAGGACAGACCTCGATCCGGCGACGAATTACAGTAATTTCTTTGATGGCAGTGATGTCCCCCTGGACATATCGGCAACGGTGAATGGCGTCACGGCGGATATCTTCATAAAAGGGAATGCAGCGGTCTGGAATGCGCTGGGCTACAAACTCGGGACCGGAACAGTAGTGGATAACTAGGAGCAAAACTAATGAGAATCACGTCCGGAACCAGTGACCAGTATGTGTACTTCAAGGCTGTTGACGTGACGGACAGGGTAACGCCGGAAACGGGCCTGACGGAGTTCACTGTCTATCGGTCGCGGGACGGTGCGGCAGCGGCGGCGATGACTACTCCGACGACCAATGAAATAGATGCCACCAACATGCCGGGTATTTACGGACTTTTGCTTGATGAGGATATGACAGTCGGCGCGGGCAATGTCACGGAAGCCATGGCTTTCCATATCACCGAGGCGAGCATGGACCCGGTTACAATTGAAATTGAGCTGTTCGTTCCGCCTCCCACCAATGCGGAGTTTGAGGCGCGGACGCTCGATACAGCCGACTATGCCACCGCCGCAGCGGCATCAACAACAGATGGCAAGGTTGATTCTATTCTTGCGGACACCGACGAATTGCAAAGCGATGACGTGCCGGGCCTGATCGCGGCCCTTCATAATTTCGATCCGGCGAATGATGTGGTTGCCAATGTGACGCTGGTTGCCACAACCACGGCCAACACCGATATGCGCGGCACGGACAGCGCCGCAACAGCGGCCGCCCTGACGGCAGTGGGCGCTGACGTGACGGATATCAAGGCCAGCACCGATCAGATAGTATTTACCAAGGCAGGCGAGATTGACGCGAACACCCAGAGCATCAATGATGCAGGCGTAACCGGAGATGGCAACGCAATCCCCTGGAGGGGTGAATAAATGGCTATCGGCAATTCCTGGTCGGAAGGATCGTGGGCGTATGGATCATGGGCTCCGGGCGCGTGGTTTCCAGCGCCGCCCATCCCAAAATCAAATCGCCGGTATAATATCCAGATGGACAGCCGCCGTCATGCGGCGCATGAAGGAGACGGTATGAGCAAGCCGCTTGTTATTTATCAGGACCGGGATGAGGTCCTTGACCATACGTTGCTTTGGCAGCGGGCGCTCAAGGGCGATACAATATCAACTGTTGATCATGAGGCGTCCGGTGTCACGCTGGCGTCAACCCCCGCCCCTTCATATACATCCAACACAACGGAATATTGGGTCAAGGACGTTATTGGCAACAGCGGCAAGATCGTGACGACAATTGTCACAGACGGCGGACGGACTATCCAGAAGACGGCCTATTTCAAGGAAAGGGTCTCCTGAAACCGGAGACGTGACCAATGGCAAAACCCGGGATAAAGAAGCTGACGGCGCGGGAAGAGCGGTACGCCGAGGAATTTCTGGTGTGCCGGAACAAGACAGTTGCCGCCCGTCGCGCCGGGTTCAGCGACCGATCCTCCGCCCAGATAGGATGGGAAATCCATAACAAGCCGCATGTCAAGGCGTATATCCGCAAACGCACGGAGGAGGTGCTGAAACGGCTGGACATACAGCAGGAGGATATCATCCGGGGCCTTCTCCATGTCGCCGATCTCGATCCTGCCGATATGTTCGATACCAACGGCAACATGCTGGCGATCAGGGACCTGCCGCCTGAAGTACGCCGCGCCATTGCGGGGTTTGACATTACAAAAACAACCGTCCGGAACGAGGAGACCGGCGAGGAGGAAACGACGCAGATCGCCAGAATACGTTTCAATGACCGGATGAAGGGGCTGGAAGGGCTGGGCCGGACCATCGCCATGTTCACGGACAATCAGGCGATTGGCGGCATGGTTGGCGGCCATCCCATGACCATAAATTTTATCCCGGTCGGACGTGATCGGGACAAATGAATGAACGCGACCGCCGGGGCTGTCAACATAGATGTGGAGATCGTTGACAAACTGATCCCCGCCATGACAAAGCCGAAGCGGATCAAGATCATTGTCGGTGGGCGCGGATCGACCAAATCCACAGGCGTAGCCGACTGGTGCATCAGCGAGGTATCGACAGGCAAACTCTGGTGCTGCGCCCGTGAAACCCAGAATTCCATCGCCGAAAGCGTCCATCGCACCAATCTTGGCGAGATCGAGCGGCTTGGCCTGCCCGGCTTTGTCGATACCAAGACCGAAATCCGCCATCCCTACAGCGGCGGACGGATATTCTACCGTGGGCTGTCGCGCAATATTACGTCGCTGAAATCAACCCTCTCCGGCGTCCACAAACTCTGGGTCGAGGAGGCGGAGGATGTGTCCGTCAACACGCTGCGGGTGCTGACGGCCTCCGTCCGGCTGAATGCTGCCGATACGGTCAAAGCCATTGCCGGTGCCGATATCCTGTTCCCGGAAATCATTTTCACCATGAACCGGGGCGCGCGCGACGGGGCGATAGCGCAGACATACCTCAAACGGGCCGAGGCGGAGCTTGAGCGCTGCGGATATTACGAAGACGACACAATCATGGTGGTCCAGCTCAACTATACGGACATGCCGCAGAAATGGTTCCTGCAAAGCGGTCTGGAGCAGGAGCGCAAGGATGATTTCGAGCAGATGAGCCGCGCCGCATACGATCACAAATGGCATGGCGCCTATCTCGACGAGATTGACAACGCGATCATCAAGAAGGAGTGGGTCGACGCGGCCACAGATGCGCATCTCCTGCCTCACCTGAAAGCCGCCTTCAAGCCGCACGGGGCGCGGATAGCCGCCCATGACCCGTTCGACGACGGCAGCGACGCCGGTTCCTATGTTCTGCGGCATGGATCTATCATCGAGTCCGTGAAGATCATAACGAAGGGCGAAATTGACGAATGTTGCGACTGGGCCACCGATCTTGCGATTGAGGATAATGCCGACTGGTTTATCTGGGATGGCGACGGCATGGGAACAGGCCTGAAGCGTCAGGTCTCGACGAATTTCAAGGGGACGCATATCCGGTATCACCTGTTCAAAGGCAGTCTGTCAGGCTCCGCCCAGGACAATGCCGGGCGCACCTACATGCCGGTTGAGGATGAAAATACGGAGGGCGTCAGAAAGAGGCGGCTCACTTACAGCGACGTTTTCCTGAATAACCGGGCGCAGAAATACATCGATCTCGCGACCCGTCTTTACAACACCTATCGCTGCGTCGAGCGCGGGGAATACGTCGATCCCGCCGAAATGCTCTCGATCAACTCGAAGGGTGTCATCAACCAGCATGGCGAGAATAATATGAGCGGACTGAGATCACAGCTTTGCCGGATACCCATGAAGGTGCGTTCATCGAGAGCACTGAAGCAGATCCTTGCCAAAGCTGAAATGAAGGCTCTCGGCATACCGTCTCCCAACGAATCTGACGGCATCATGATGTCCCTCTGGTCACCTCCCGTGGCGCGGCCGGAACCGGACATGAGTACTCCTAAACTGAAGAGATTGTAAGCATGGAAGAAGCCAAGGAGACGCCGGTCGTCCCGAAGGACGAACAGCTTGACAGATTCAAGCAGGACCTGGTGCTAGATGCCGATGTCACGCTTGAGGAGCAGATCAAGGCCAACAGCGATATGCGGTTTGTCCATGTCGATGGCGGCATGTGGGAAGGCCACCTTGAGGATATCTACGGTGACCGGGCAAAGTTCGAGTTTGATCTCGCCTCGCAATACCTCGACCGGTTCATTGGTGAGTGGAACGAAAACCGCGTTTCCGTCGAGTTCAAGCCGAAGGATCACAAGACATCCGACGATGACAGCGAGTTGATGAACGGCATCTATCGCGCGGATTACAGCGAGTATTTCGGCGAAACAGCCGTCGATAACGCCGTCGATGAGGCGGCCTGTTGTGGCTATGGGGCGTTCATCCTCCGGACCTGCTATGAGGATGAGAGCGATGAGGAGAACGATCTTCAGCGGATTTCGTGGGGCGATATTCATTCGGCCTACAGCCATGTTTACTGGGACAGTTCCGCCAGATGTATCGACAAGCGCGATGCGCGCTGGTGCACGGTGCTTGAGCCTTACACAGACAGGGGATTCAGGGACATCTGGCCGGACAAGGACCCGGTATCGGCTTATGCGCCGGAAGACTCCCGTCATCTCGACACCGCGCTTACCTCGGTTGATACCGTCTTTATCGCCACCCGATATGACGTGGTGAAGAAGTTCGAGGATCTGTTTATCTACAACGATCTGGAAAATGGTGATCAGGTCCGCGTTTATGCCGACGCCCATGAAAAGATCAAGGATGAGATGGCGGCCAACGAGTTCATGAAATTCGTCCGCAAGCGCCGCATCCTTCGTCAAACGGTCCAGAAAACCGTGTTTTCAGGCTCCTCTATCCTTGAGAAATCCCGCCGCATTGCCGGGAAATGGATACCGGTTATCCCTGTTTATGGTCACCGGGTTTACGTGGACGGTATAGAGCGGTATCGCGGGCTGATCCGCAAGATCAAGGACCCGTCACGGCTGTTCAATATGCAGGTATCGCAGCTTGCCGAGAACGCCGCCGGGAACGGTCAGGAAATCCCGATCTTCGCGCCTGAGCAGATGGATAACCAGTATATCAAGAATATCTGGGCCAACAAGAACAACGAGCCTTACCTGTTGGCCGTGCCGCTTTATGACGAGGATGGAAAAATCCTTCATGCAGGGCCAACCGGCTACCAGAAGCCCGCAGGCATTGACCAGACCACAGCCGCCCTGATGCAGGTAGTCATGACCTTCCTGCATGAGCATACCGGCGGCGCCCCGCAGGAGACAATCAACCCGGATATGTCGGGCAAGGCGATCCAGGCGCTGATGAAGCGCGAAAACATGAACACGCAGAATATCCAGGACAACATCAGGAACGCGATCCGCTGGTCGGGTGAGGTCTATCTGGAAATGGCCCGCGATGTATATGACAGCGAGCGGATGCTCAACATTATAGGCCGCGACGGCTCGGAAAAATCCGTGCAGCTGTTCGAGACGGTCCTCGATGAGGAGAGCGGAAAGATTCAACAGATCAACCGCCTTGACGGAAAGCGGTTCAAGACCATCGCCGATACCGGCCCCGCGTATGAGACTTTGCGCGAGCAGACCGTCGAGGACCTGAAAGGCACGCTCGAAGCCCTTAATGGTCTTGGCAAGGGCGAGCAGTACGCCGATGCGATTATTGCGATCATCCTCGAAAATATCTCGGGCGTCGGGCTTGGTCCGCTGAAAGACCTCAACCGCAAGCTTATGCTGACGCAGGGCCTGGTCAAGCCGGAAACGGACGAAGAGAAGCAGATGCTTGCCGAGATGCAGAAGCCGAAGGATGATCCCGAGGCCGATCTCGCGCGCGCCGCTGCACGTCAGCAGGACGCCGAGGCGCAAAGCCTTCTGGCAAGCAGCGAGCAGAAACGTGCCGACGCGGCCAAGAAGGCGGCGGAAACCGAGGAAATCAAGGTCGAGACGCAGCTCAAGCGGCATGAGGCGAGCCTCAAGGGCATTAACAGCCTTGCCGCCATACGCCAGCGGATCATGACCCCGACAATCAACTAACGCTTACCGGAGCGCTAAACCGGGCGGCAATTGTGCCCCACTCCTACATGCTGAGGTTAAACACATGTCTGATAACGCGGAAAAAAACACCCCCAGTGACGATACCAATGACGATGATCTGAAGGACCTTCTCGACGACGAGGCGGAAACCGGCAATTCCGAAACCGATGAGGACGCGGATGACACCGCGGACCTAACCGATGAGGAGGACGGCAATCATGAGGATCAATCCGAAGAGGAGGATGATACCGGGGGTGACGGGCAGGACACGCGGACTGTCACGCAGGAAAAACTTGAAAGAATATTGCTGAAACGCGCCAAGAAGCTGACAGGCAAGGTTGAAGCATCAACCAAGCGGGCGGACAGGGCCACCGAGGATCTTGAGGCGGCAAGGGAGCAGATTAAAATCCTGCGCCTTGCCGTTGAAAAGAACCAGAGTGCGCCGGACCCCACAGAGCCCGATCCCGAGGATTTCGACCTTGGGCATGAAGACCCGGAGTACCGCAAGGCGCTCAGGACCTTCAACGCCTTCGAGACCCGGAAAACCGTTGAAAAATCTCTTGAGGCACAGGAGAAACAGCGGCAACAGGAAGCCATCGCTGCGCGCAATGCGGCCAAGCTCGAAGAGAATGCGGAAGCGCATTATCGCCGGGCCGCCAAACTCAATGTGAAGGATTACGGAAAAGCGGAGGACGTTGCTATCGCGGCGATCGGCCAAAGCATGACCAACATCATCATCAACGAGTTCGAGGAAAGCGAGCATCTGCTTTATCACCTGGGCAAAAACCCGGACCTTGCAGAAGAACTCGTTGAAATCGCGCAAAGCAATCCGGTGAAGGTGATCAGGAGGATCGACAAAATCATCACCGATATCAAGAAACCTGCAAAAAAAACCACGAACAGCCCAGACCCCGATGAACCTCTTGAAGGCGGCCGCCCGGGTGCGGCGGAAGCCGTCCAGAAGAAATACGAGCGGCTCGTTACGAAAGCGCAGGATTCCAGTAATCCGGACGCCATGAACGAGCTTCGGAATTTCAAGAGAAAATGTCGGAAGAAGGGCATCAACCCTTACCTGAAGGAAAAAGTAAATGGCTAATGATTTCTCAAAAGAAGAGGTTGTCCTCTTCGACAAGGTGTTGGAGAAATTCGACACCGACAACACGGTTGCCAAGCGGGCGGCGAAGTTCTCGCAGCCGGGCAAGGAAATGCAGAACCGGAACGATACTGTCTGGCGTCCCGTGCCGATGATTTCGACGACCGTTGACGGGCTGGATATTTCATCCAGTTACGGAGATGTCAGCGAAATGTCGGTTCCCGCAGTTCTTAACACAATCCCGAACGTTCCGTGGGAGCTGGACGCAAAGGAACTTCGCAATCCCGACTATATGGAGCGAAAGGCCCGATCCGGTGCGCAGGCTCTTTCCGCTCGCCTCAATCGAGATATCGCGGAATGTGTGCGCATTCAGGGCTCGCTTGTGGTCCCGATCACCGGCGCCCTGACCGGCTATGACGATGTTGCTGAAGTTGATGCGCTGATGATGGAGAATGATATCGTTGGCGACAAAACAATGGTCCTGAACGCCCGTGACTACAATGCGATGGCGGGCAACCTTGCCAGCCGGACACTTGGTCAGCGGACGGAGAAGGCCTACAGTGAAGCGTATTTGGGGAATGTCGCAGGTTTCGAGACGTTCAAGACGGGCTTTGCGGCCCCGATGGCGGCGCAGGCGGCAACCCCGACTGTCAACGGTGACCAACGGTATGTCCCGGAGGCCACCGACAGCTCGGGTCTGGTTGACAACCGATCGATGAACCTGACAGTCTCCGCAACAGCGGGTGTTGCGGCTGGCGACAAGTTCACCATCGAAGGGATTAACGCGCTCTCCCATATCAATAAATATGATACGGGGCAGCTCAAAACCTTCACGGTCAAGTCAGTTGTCAATGGCACAGTGCTGGAAATTTCACCGCCGATCATTGTCGGTGATGGAAGCTCGGATATCGAGGATGATTATGCCAACTGCACGAACATTGCGAACGATCTAAGCAACATCGTTTTCCTGAATGCGACGGCGGCAAATTCGAACATCTTCTTCATTGATGATTCAATCGAAATCTTCTCCGGGCGTCTGTCTTTCGACAACATGCCGGGTGTTGCCCGGATGCAGGCGATGACAGACAGCGGCTTCCAGATCACCTATGCGAAATGGGGTAATGGCGCCGCCGGTACTCTCGGCTCCCGTCTGACGATGTTCTACGGGGTCACCAACGTGAACCCGGAAATGAACGGCGTCATGTTCGGCGGACAGCCATAAACTGCGAGGCGGGGCGGAGATTAAAACCGCCCCGCCTGTTCATTTTATTCACAAGGAGGATGTTATGCCGAAAAAGACACGAGGATATGACGCGGACGGCGCCGGAAAATGGTTCGAGGGCGAGCAATTGCCTTCGGGATACTCGCGCCACAATCCGCAAAAGGGGCCTGTCCCGAACCGGGTGGTAACAAACGTCGCGGACGATTTCTCCTATGAGGAAGCCATGAAATGCGAGACCAAGGCGGACCTGAAAAGCTACGCCGCGTCGTTTGGCTATGACCTCGATGACGGTAAAAGCCGCAAGGATATGATGGAGCAGCTCTCCCGGCAGGTCGAGGGCGAGCAATGACCACGGGCACGAAGATCATTGAGCGGGCACTGAGCGAGATCAATGCGCATTCCGTCGTTATGCCCGCCCCTCCGGAAACCTACTCGGCGGCGCTCGAAAAACTCAACAGCATGATCGCGACATGGCTCAAAAAAGGCATCGACATGGGCGCGGCTCAACTGATGGCGCATGGTGAGGAGTTGTATGAGCCGGAGGATGCAACCAACGCGATTGTCTATAATCTCGCCCTCCATTGCGCCCCGGCCATGGAAAACGGCACAACCGTCGTTTCAAGAGAGCTGCGGGCGCTGGCTACAAAAGGATATCACGACGTGGCCGCGTTCTACCAGACGTTTGATACACCGAAGAAGGTGGTTTCCTCCACGCTGCCGCGCGGCGCTGGCAACAAGACCGGTATCTGGAACAGCCCGTTCTTCCCCAAGGGGCATGAACTGGATGATTAGGGTTCCCTTCCCGGCCGGATTCGATGGCGTAAAAGAAATACCCTCGACCAGACGCACGCTGAAAAATTGCTTCAACAATGGCGAGGGAATTATCTTCCAGCGCGCAGGTATCGAGACGATCAGTATGCCGGGCGGCGTTTCACGTGGAACATTCGTCTGGAACGACCATTACCATATCGTCTCGTCCAACGACCTGCTGCGCGTCGACAGCCTGCTGACGGGGGCAACGACCACCATCGGCACGATTGCCGGAACAGCGCCCGTCAGGGCTGCGGCGGGGTTCAACGAGGCAGGGATTCTCGTTGAGGGCGGCGAGGTCTATACTCTCGACAAGGATGATGTGCTGACCAACGTCTCGGCCTTCCCGTTTTTCCAGCCCTGCATCGATGTCTGCTTTATCAATGGCCGTCATGTCTGGATACCGGCAAATGGCGATCCCGCCTTCTATTCCGATGTCGGCAATTCCTCGTCGATCCAGGCATTGTCGTTTTTCGATGCCGAGGAATTGCCTGACAAAAACCGGGCCTGCTGGAACCTTCGCAATACCCTTGGTATCGGCGGAGGGAATTCCATCGAGTTCTTCCGTGATACAGGCGCGACAACGACGCCCTTTCGCCGCGTCTCCGGCGCCCGCGTGGATGCGGGCGTGATCGGCGGTCATATCGAGTATGGGGACACGATTGCCTTTGTCGGTCGCAAGAAGGATCAGGGATTCGGTATCTTCGTCCTTGGTGAGAGCGGTCTGAAGATATCGAACAAGGCAGTGGATGACATCCTCAACCAGTATACGGAAAGCGAACTAACCACTACGATTTCGGGTCGCTTCGTTGATCGCTATGGTCATGACATCCTGACCATGACCTTCAAGCGCCATTCTCTCGGCTTTCTGAAAGGACAGTGGTTCGAGATCGACACCCGTGTCGACGGCTACCAGAAGCCTTGGGCAGGGGGATATGTCCGCCAGATCGACGGCACCTATTACTGCTCATACCGAGGGAATTTCGGGAAACTGAGTGCGGTCAATACAGATTTCGGCGAACCCATGGTCCGCGTCATCGATATCGGGTTCCAGAAAGAGGAGATGGACCGCTTCACATGCCATGACATCGAGCTTGGCATAGGTCAGGGAACGAATATCGCGGCTGGTTCCGTTGCCCTGATGATGAGCCGGGACAATGTGAATTACGGGCAGCCTTTTTACGGCACTCTCGGCGCCATCGGGCAATACCAGCAGCGGCTTCGCTGGAAGTATCCGGGCGGACTCGGGCGCTACGACGGCTTTATGGGGATGCGGCTGTATACGGCTGAGGATATCAATTTTTCCTGCTCCTGGCTGATGGCGGACCTGAAATGAGGATCACGACAAAGCCGGACCACGGAATACGACTTGTTTCTGACGGCGGCATTATCAACTGGACATTCCAGCTGTTCATAGATGATGTGGATGCGCGGCTCAATGACGACCTGCTGGGGCCGGTTTTGAAGATCCCGGATTCCTATGAGGTCGCGGATGTGCCCGATCCGACGAAGTATGCCGGCGCGATCATCTATGTCACGGACGAGACAGACGGGGCGGTTCCGGCTTTCAGCGATGGCACGGACTGGCGGCGCATGACCGACAGGGCGATAATCTCCGCATGATCGAGGAAATACGGGATTTCAGGCGGATCAACAAATTCACGCCATGGAAGGCAAACCTGTCACCGCTGGTGCATTACCTTATGGATGTCCATGACGGCATGGATCGCGGCGTCTGGGTGTTCGAGCCCTATCTCGACGGGATGCTGATCCACGGCTGCACCAACCTGAAAGGCATGGCCGCAAAGCAATCCGTAACCGAGGCGATCTGCCGGATGTTCGATGTTCATGATGTGGCAGTGATTTACAGCGTTGCGCGGGAAGACCGCCCGGAAATCGCGGTTATGTCGATATCGGTCGGCGGCCATCGGTCGCATCAGGCTGATGACCGGGTTTTTTACAAATTGGAGGCCGGCAAGATGAAACAAGAGGTGGACAGTCATGGGCGGCGATAGTTTTCTCGGCAAGGTCGCCGATCCGATGGGGTTCTGGCGCGACGATACGTCAGCCCGCGATGCGGCGGAGCTGGAGGCGGCGGCCAACAGGAACGCCATCGCGGAAATCCAGCGGCAGTTCAATCTGACGCAGGAGAATATTGCGCCGAATATCGCCGCCGGACACGAGGCGTTGCCGGGGATGCAGGAGGCGGCGACGGTCGAGGGGCTTGATGCGCGGCTGGGCAAGATTTTCAACTCCGATATTTTCAGCAATCTCGTTGATGAGCGTACGCGCGGCGTTCAGGGGCAGCTTGCGGCGGGAGGTCTGACGCGCTCAGGAGCCGGGGTAGAGGCGGCGGCGGCGGTGCCGCAGGATATCGGGCTTGCCCTTGAGGCACTGCTTTCCGGACGCGAGAGCGAGCTTGTCGGGTCGGGCCAGAACGCGGCGGCAGGGCTGGGCGCGCTCGGCAATCAAACCTCCGCCCAGATCGCCGATTATCTCGGGGCAAGCGGACAGGCGCGCTCGGCGGGCATCATCACGGACGCGCAATCAGATGCGTCGCGGCGACAGGGAGCCATTACGACCGCCGCATCGGTGGCCGCCATGTTCTTTTCCGATATCCGTCTGAAGAAGAATGTCGAGAAGATCGCCGATGTTGACGGGCTCGGCATCTATCAATGGGACTGGCGACCGGAGACGGACGGCACGATGGTCGAACTGTGCGGCAACATCGGCTTTATGGCCCATGAGGTCGAGGATCGATATCCGGAATTCGTGCATGAAGTTGGAGGCATCAAGGTGATCAACTATCCGGCATTGCTCAAGGAGATCGACCATGGCGACATTGTATAACGCCCACGGGGCCAGCCTGGCGCCCGATCCGACCGAGGCACTGCGGATGCTCATCGGCGGGTTTGCCGCCCGCCAGCAGCGGCAGGACCGGCAAGTGGAGAAAGACGCGGGGGCGCAAAAGCAGGCGGATATCCAGATGGCGCTGCAAAACCTGTTTCAGGGTCGCCAGGAACGGCAGGGGCAGGAGCCGACGCAGGAGGATGTGGCAGAGGAAACCGGACGGCTGTCCACCCTCGCCGCCCTGAACCCGACTCTGGCGAAAACCATGTCGGAACTTCTCAAGTCCGGCGATGAGCAGCAGATGGAGGCTGTCGGGAGGGAGGTCGAGAACGGCGTGCGCCTTGCAAAGCAGCTCAAGGATGCACCGGATTTCGTCTCGCGCAAGAAGGTGCTTTCTGAAATCGGGCGGCAATATTCAGTCGAGGACAAGCCGCTTGACCGCATCGTCCATCTTTCCAACATGACGGAGGGCCAGCTTGACACCGAGATCGATCGCATGATGCTGGCCGGTCAGGAGGTCAAGGATCTGCTGGCTCCTGTCAAATCTACATTTGGTCAACCGATCAGGGCATTGGGGCCGGACGGCAACCCGACCTTCGTTCAGGTGGACAAGGACGGCAATGTGCGCGCGATGCAGGGCTATGCCCCGATTCCAAACGGCATGAAGCTTGAGTCGGATGGCGAGGGAGGGTTTACCCTCACGACCGGCGATCAGGTCTCAAGCACACAGCCGCTCACGACCGCGACGACGAACATGCTACAGAAAAGCCTTGCCAGCCTTGAGGAAACAAGCGCCCGCATCTCCGATCTTGATCAGCGATATAACCGGGAGTTCCTGACATATTCGGGGCAGATATCGTCGAAGATTTCCGAGATCAAGGATAAGGCAAATATCGATCTTTCGGAGGAAGACCGGCAATTCCTGAAAGATCGCACGAAATTCACTACGCTGGTTAATCGTGAATTCAACGCCTATCGCAAGGAAATTACGGGTGCCGCCGCGTCGGTTCAGGAGCTGGAAAGCCTGAAGAAAGCAACCATCTCCGAAGATCAGAGCCCGGCCCAGTTCGAGGCCAATCTTGAAGTCTATCAGGAGGAATTACAGCGCGCCATGCGGATCAAGCGGCGGCTGCTTAGGGAGGGCATCGCGGTGGATGCGAAGGAGTTTGGCGGGCGGTTCGATGATATCTATCTCGGCGGCGGCGATGATGACGAGACGGCCCGTTACGGCGAGCTATCTGCGCAAGGGTTATCTGAAGACGAGGTGCTTGCGAAGATGGTTTCGGAGGGATATTGATGGCGACCTTGCAGGAAAAGCTTGCGGCAAAGCGAGCCGAGATGAAAGGCGCTCCCGTCAAACAGCAAGACGCTGAAATGTCCGTGAGGCAAAAGCTTGAGGCCAAAAAGGCCGAAATGAACGCTCCCCCTCGGCCCATCGACTATTCACAGAAGCGCGAGATTGGAGAGATGAGCGTCAAGGGACTGCCTCTCATGGATCAGGCGAAAGCCTCTGGTGGCCTGATGCTGGACGCAAGGCCAGAAGCGCAAATCAACATTCTGAAAGAATATGTGCCGGGCGTCGAGGCTGATTTTGACGATGAAGGCAACGCTTTTGTTAAATACAAGGGAGAGGAATATTATCTTAACAAGCCGGGGCTTTCCCCCGCCGACGTGACACAGTTTGCGGCGGATGTTGTGCAGTTTGTCCCGGCTGCAAAGATCGCCTCCCTTGGCAAGACGTTTCTTGCAAGGCTGGGCATCGGTGCGGCGTCATACGGCAGCACAAGCGCGGCGCAGGATCTTGCGGGGAATGCCCTTGGTTCGGATCAGAGTGTCGATCCCGTAAAGGCCGGGATATCAGCTATTTTCGGCGGTGCGGCGGAGGCGGTCACGCCGTTCGTCATGCAGGGTGTAAGGCGGCTATTTTCCAGCAACAAGCTCTATCAGGCAGGTAAGGGGCTGACGGATCAGGGAAAGAAGATGGTCAAGGACCTTGGCTTTGATCCGGATGTTTTCAACGAGTCCGCCGCGAAGGAATTTGCTGATCTGGTAAGCGGGAAGGTTGATCCCAAGACGGCCGCCAGCCTTGCCGAAAACAAAGCCTTCGGTATACGAACAACGCGAGGCGAGGCAACGCAGGATTTCGGGCTGATCCAGAAGGAGGATATTGCGAGAAAAGGCGGGTATGGCGACCGGGCCCAAAATCTTATGGAGGGGTTCGACGACGCCAAGACGCAGGAAATGCTGGCAGCAAAAGACACGGTTCAGCGCAGACTTGGGGATCAGTCAGTGGCTCGTGAGGTTGAGGGGGCAGGGATCGTTGCAGAAGGCGTGAAAAGCCGCGCCGCCTCGCAAAGCAGGGTTATTGACAAGGCCTATCAGGAAGCAGCGCAATATGATGCGCGTCTGGATATGGACAGCATCAAGGGGTTTGCCAAGAGCGTCAGGGCCCGAATAAATGACGGCGATACACTGATTGACAAGACGCTCACCCCGTCAACCGTTCGCGCGCTCAAGGAAATTGATGGGCTTACCAAGGGCAAGGAAATAACGGCCCTTTCCCTCAAGCGCATGGAAGCCACGCGGAGAAAATTGGGGCAAATGATCGAGGCGGCGGCAAACCCGGCTGACCGGCGCAGCGTGACAATTATCAAGGGCGAACTTGACGGATTTCTTGATGATGCCTTTGACCGTGCGCTGTTCGAAGGAGACGATCTGGCTCTTGATGCCTTGAAGACGGCGCGTTCCGCGCGAAAGAAATACGGCGATCTTTTCGAAAAGCGCGGCAGCGGCGACGTTGCCGGAAAAGAGATGGAAAAAATTGTCCGGTTCGATGCCGATGAAAACCAGACGCTTTCCTATCTTTTCGGAAAGGGAAGGCTTGGCGGCAAGGACGGATCAAGCAAGATCGCCGCAAGGATCAAGGACGCTCTTGGCTCCAACTCTCCGGAGTGGCAGGCATTCAAGGAAACAGCCTTCCTGCGGCTTATGAAAGGTGCGGCAAAAGAGCATAACGGCAAGACGACTTTTAACGGGCAGGTGTTTGTCCGAAATTTTGATCAGGCCATGAATGATGCGCCGAAATTAATGAAAACGGTTTTCGTGGATGCGCTACCTTATGTGAGGTCGTTTAGAAATGCTCTCGACCGGGCGACATACCGCCCTCCAGGGAGCGTCAATACATCGGGAACCGGTGTTGCAATTTCCAGGATGGCGCAGGACTCGTTCCAGAGGATTGCTACGGTTATGGGGCTTACGGGCGATCTGTCAAGTTACGTTGGCTTGAGGGTTGTGGGATCTGTGGCGGGCAAGGCCGGGAGGAACTATGCGAAGAGTGTAAGGCCTGCGCTTCCCGGATCGTCTTTCGCTTCCGCCTTGGCGGCGGCTACCGGCGCGGCGGGAACCCGTTCTCAATTTCAGCAACCGTCTGCCAGTAGCCGTAGCGAATCCGGAACCAGATAGCGTAGGCAACAGCAAAAAACAGGATGGCAACGAGCGGCCATATTCCCAAGGCATAGATAACACCAAGCAGAATAAGGCAGGTTATGTAATAGGCGGGTTCTCTCACTCTTAGAGTATAACCGCAGATCAATACGGCAGCAAAGGAAAACCTGACTTGCAGGATCGTCCGATAATGTGCATATAATGCGACATGAAAAAACTTATCTTGATAATCGCCATGGTTTCGCTTGCCGGATGTTCGAGAGCAATTTTGGCAAATGAACATGGTGTCACCTATGACCGGGTTGGTATCGCAAAGCGGGCCAAGGTCGCGGCGGCTGCGGCAAAACACTGTCAGAAGTATGACAAGCACGCGATCCTTGTGAATGACGCGGGCACCATGGGCGCCATGGGAATGCTGACGTTCAAATGTGAATAGCTGAATTTTTTTAATCGATGCGAAACAGGCCCTTCGGGGCCTTTTTTTATGGGGAAATCATGGCAGCGAGAATTGACGAACGGACCCAATTTGTCGACGACGGTGGAAACCCGATTGTCAACGGCAAGATATATATCGGCGTTGCCGGACTCGACCCGAAGCTTAATCCGCTTGATATCTATTCGGATCGCGAATTGACGGTTCCGCTGGAAAACCCCCAGCCGACGGATGCCTACGGGCGATCCACGGCCAAGATATGGGTGCCGGATAAATATTCAATCAAGGTCGAGGATGAAGCCGGAAACCAGGTCCTGCAGGACCTTGACAGCGGCACTACTAGCGTTGCCGGATATACATCCATCAACGACATTCTCGGAACCAACGATATTACCGGATCAGCCTCATTCACGATCAGCCAGTATATTGATTTGCAAATCTATGTCTTCAGGGCATTCGCAGATAATGACGCCGCCACGACGCTGAATATTGACGGGGTGGGGGCAAAACCGGTCACCAGATCCGGCGGCGCGGCTCTTGTTGGCGGCGAGATCAAGGGAACCGACATCGTGATGGCCGTCTGGAACGAAGAGGAGGATCGTTTCGAGATTGACCAGATCTTAGACAAGGCCGTGACCCTCGACAAGATGGCGGACTTTACGCGATCTTCCCTGCTTGTCGGCGCAGTGGGAAACAGGCCAGCGGAAAAATTTCTTGATGATGGTAGAATCGCTATCGGCAATGGATTGGACATTGTGACGACCATCTTGAAGGCATCGAATGTCCCCTATACTAACACAACATCCGGATTAGCCGCAGAAGATGTTCAGGATGCTATTGACGAGGTTGTAGCAAGAAGTTGGCCTATTTCTTTGACGGCGCAAACAGCTGCGGGTAACACTGTTCTGGAATTTGACATTCCTGCTGAGACCAAGCGGATTATTGTTATATTTGGAGGTCTTGAACGCGGGTCAACCTCAGAAGTAAGATTGCGGCTTGCCGATGCTGGCGGGGAAGAGGCGACGGGATATAATGGCGCTGTAGTGCACTTAACAAATGCCGCTTCCTCAGAGGTCTACCCAATTAGCACAGGGTTTGTAGTGATTCCAGATGGCGCTCTCTCAACATATGTTGTTTCAGGTGAATTTACTCTCTCCCTAATAACCGGCACCAGTTGGACCTGCAGAGGTGGTGTTAGCAACGCAGCCTCAAATAGCATTATCACACATGGATTAAAGGCATTGTCTGCTGAGCTAACAAAGGTTCGGATATCAGTCGCCAGCGGCACATTCAATGGCGGCACTGTCAACGTGATGTATGGATGATTTTTTAAGGGATTAGATAATGACCGAAGGCCACGAAAACGGACTGAACAGAACGCTCGGACGGCTGGAAAGCAAGATCGAGAGCGCCGAGAAATCCCGCGAGAAAATATACGAGAAGCTGGATGATCTGGTCAAGATATCCGGGGCCACGAACACGGCGCTGGCGCTATTGCAGGAAAATCAGCTTTTTATGCGGAAACAGCAGGACAACGTTATCCTTCCCGCCATCGCCGACTACAAGAAAAACAAGAGCCTCGGCGTCGGACTTCTTGCGGGGGTCGGCGTGGCCGGAGGCAGTATTGGCGCTGCTCTCACGAAATATCTGCCCTTCTGGGTGAAGTGATGACAGACCCGCGCAACAAGGTCGGCCCCTACTGGCTGGACGAGGCCCGGAAATATATCGGCGTCGAGGAGATAAAAGGCCCGCATCACAATGAGAATATCATTCGCTGGTGGAAAAAGATAGGGTCGCATTTCCGGGACGATGAAACGCCATGGTGCGCCGCCTTCGTCGGCGGCGTGCTTGAGGAGTGCAGTCTCAAATCGACCCGCTCCCCCGCCGCCCGGTCCTACCTCAAACTCGGCGCGCATCTGCACCGCTCGGCGCTTGGGTGCATCGTCATCTTCTGGCGCGGCAAGCCCGACGGCTGGTCCGGCCATGTCGGCTTTGTCGTTGGCGAGGATGAGCACGGCAACCTGATGGTGCTGGGCGGCAACCAGGGCGATGCCGTCAGTATCCGCCCCTTCGCGCGGGACCGCGTCCTCGGCTACCGCTGGCCGGGGATTTATCCATACCCCTGGCGCTATGACCTGCCGCTGATCACGGGCGGCGGAAAACTCTCCACCAACGAAAGCTGAAAGGAAAATATCATGCTTGACGCACTTAAAGGCAAGAAAACCTACATCACCGCGGTTGTTGCGATTGTCGTCGCGGCGGGCGCTTATCTGACGGAAGAACAGGA